TGTTTTTCAAAAGAAATGTTTCTTAATTTTGCAAGCTGTAAAATTCTTAAGTAATCACTTTTAGTGGAGAAGATTCCATTCATTTCTTGATCATTTTCTTCATAGTCCACCGGGAATCCTAGTTTGTTTCCTAAATCGGCATAATGTCTTTTTTGCATAACGTTTTGTTTTTGAATACCTAGTCTTCTAAAAGCCAAGGAGTGGAGTGTTCTAAAATATGGTAAATCGTCTTCGGTTAAATTAAATTTGGCCACCGCACGGTCTCTTGCTTCGTAAGCCGCTTTTTGAGTAAAAGCAAAATAGCCTATCTTATTAGGATCGGTTTGTTTTAAATATTTATCAACCAGGTTTAAGAGCGTCGTTGTTTTTCCTGTCCCTGGTGGTCCGAGTACAATTGTTTTCATTTTATTTTCCTAAAAAAATTTCTCCAAATCGCTGATCTTATAATAGAAACAAAGGTAAAAATTAAAGCAATCCCTATGCTGTCCCATACCGTTGGGTGGAGTCCAAAGAAAGGAAAGATATAAAGTTGTATTAAAATAGCTAAAATAAATCCACTTCCTACGTCTATCAAACTTTCTATAAAACATCTTTTAAACATTAAAAAGCATCCTTTGGTTTAAGTTCTTTTTGTTTGTAGTCGTCTTGAGGTTTTTCAAAAGATTTTACAATCGTCACTGTCGGTCGATGTTTACCAATAGTAATCCGATCGGTTGTACACTCACATTCTTCTTTAAGCATTTGACTTGTTTCTTGAAATTTAACATCCCATCTACGTCTTTGTAAAAAACCATAATAAAAGGAATCAAATAAGAAATAATGTTTTCCCTCGTTGGTGTAGACACTTCCTTTTTTAATATCATCTTTTTCCACACTAGAAGAAGCACGGTTGGTACAAAATTCTTCTAAATGATTTGTGAGCTGATCTTTTTTAGTGGTACCGGTTGGTGGAGTAATTACTTCTCGGACTCTAAGTAGTTGATTTATAAGGATTTTCCAGTCTTTTAATTTCATACTAGGGGGATAAATTCCTATCCCTGCAATACAGGCTTCTTCAAATAAAGATTGTTGTTTTAAATATTTAGCACTTGGAAGTTTAAGTCTTTTACCATCCACGTTTAAATAATAATAAGGTTCTTCTAATTGAATTTCTTGAAGATCACTTAGGCCAGGAAAGGTTGGAGAATTTCCTATACCATGTTTTCTTTTTCTGCATAAATCTTTATCACAATAACTACACATGGGTTCTTCTTTACATAAAAACCCCCAATCCTGTTTTTCATGTTGACTTTTGATCTTGTCAATTTCGTTTTGTTCTAGTTCTCCTATCATATAGTCTTTATGAAATTCAGATACTTTCTCTTTCCAATTCTTCCATTTCTTTTTAGCAAAAACAGCATAATGAAATAAAGCTAAATTTCTGTTTTTAGCAATTTTACTTGCTGCTAATATTTCTATACAGGGTGGACCATCAGAAAATTCTGACTCAGATCTTTTTACTTTAATGTCACTAACGTTGCATTTTTTAAGGTCTACGATACCATAGAACTGTTCTAAAGTAGCTGCTTCCCCTTCTTCAGTAAAAGCATAACGTGTTGTTTTATCTCCTTGAAAATAAGGAAGATTTAAAAAATTTCCTGTGTCTTCTTCCGATTTTAATTCTATTTGTTTTGGAAATATTTCTGCATTACCAAATCCTAAGATAGCTCTAATCTCTAAGAGTTTGTCTCTCATGATTTTAGCTTCTATAAATTCTTTTGAAAATAAAAAGATATGTGCTCCACCACTTTTAGATCGACAGATTATAAGTGGAAGTTTTAAGGTTTGAATTTTTTTTAATAATTTTTGATGATCAAAACCTGCGTAAGAGTCAACATCAATACATCCCCACTTACAGAGATCCTCTTCATTAATAGGAATAATTCCTAAGGTAGGTTCAATGCCGCTTAAATGTTTTTGAAAATGATCGTCTGTGACAATCTCTCTTTTTACAAAAGATTTTGTTTTTAATTTAGTGCCATTTTTAGGCGCTGAATTAATGTACGTGCACCCATGGGCTCTCTTTAAGCCTTCAAATATATTTATAAATTTCTCTACCATTTTATCGTCTTTTTAAAAAGAGAGGCGACCCCCTCTCGGTTGTCGCCTCCTCCTTGCAAGATATTCACCCTTGGTGAATTCTAGTATGGAACGTCCGTGTTGGTTTCGGAAGGCGCTTGTTTTACTTTCACATCCCCTTTGCTTAATCTTTCAGCAAAAGTTCTTGCAATTTCATAGGCACCTTTATCTTTGATAGCATCTTGTTTAGATACATCCCAACCGTACCATGTTCCTTTGTCGTTAGACATTTGAACAGTTTTTAGCCTATAAATGTGGCTATAAGTTGGCGGTGTAAATAAACCGTTCTTACCCTTCATCTTGATGCTCATCATCATTGTGTTCCATTTTTTGCTAATCTTTAATTGAGTAGCTTTCATGGAAATCAATGCAGTTGATGGTGTTGAGCCGGAGACTAAGACAACAAAATGGTTGGCTGTATTTTCAAGATAATTACCATTTGGTAATCTATCTTTATTCATTTTGTCTCGAGTGGCTTCGTTAAGAATACCACTGTTAACAGTATGAATTGCTACAGGCGCACCCATGCTTGTTCCTCTATCCTGCCATTCAACATATTGCCTTTTATAAAAGACAGGCAATACATCAATTTCATCGTAGAGTTCAGTTGTGACAGTATTATATATCTTACCAGGTTCTGCACCTTTGACATATTTACTGTCCTTCTTATTTACTTCGGGAGATAATTGTCCCAAAACTTTCAGAAAAGGCAACGCAAGATCTTCTTGCGCTATATTCTGAGAGCCCGCATTTGCATCAGCTTCGAAAAGATTCGTAGACAATGCACCTGCTTGATCGCGTTTCGCGATGTTCGCTTCTTGGTTCATGGTTATTGTTTCCTTGTTATTTTGGTTCGGTTTCCTACGAACACGTTAAAAATATCCGTTGGCATTTCTTTCCCTGCCTCAACTCGCTCACGGACAAGAGCTTTCAGAGTCATGGGCTCAACCTTCAACTTCTGTGTTGGTTGAAACCCTTGACCCTTCGCAAGAGCAGCATATTCTGCTGCCTTGGTGTCTTCGTTACGGCCGAAGGAAACGGAGATTTCGTTCTTTATAATATCCCCAAGGCCATTTGTACGAAGCCAGCTATAGGCTTTCTCTCTATTTGCAATAGAGATAGTAGCGCTATAATACGGTTTGACATCTACAGCAGATCCATCCGCTAATTTAAGTGAAGATAATCCCATTTCACTTAAAAGAGTAGGAATGATTTCTCCTGAGACTCGTTCTAGATCTTTTTTCTTATTTTTAAGAGCTTCTTCCATGGTTTTAATTAGATCTTCCATGGCTCTTAATTTTTTTACTTCATCGGCTAAGGATTTAATATTAGAAGTTTTATCGATAACTTCTGTTTGATCCTTCTCCATTTGTTCTACAAGTTTATTCATAGTGTTTTATTTCCTCCTGTATTAGTTTCTATTTCTTTTTTACACTTCCTGTATGATTGGTATACTAAACGTTTTTTCACAAAAGTCAAGCAAATTATAGGAAGATTTATAAGAGTTGTTAAAAAGTAAGTAATAGGGGCTTCTTTTCCCAAGTCCTGCGTCAATTTGTCGCTGATAGAAATGTTTCGTTCTGTTTCTAGGAAATCTTTTTCCCATCGTTGAGCACGTTCTAGTCTACTTTTTAATCTATAGTAATGTTTATAATCATTCATCAATATTGCCTTTCTCGTGTAGGTTGATTTCTATAGCATAGTATTTTCTTTCTTGTTTATCCCATTTTAACAGTTTGTATTTACCATTCGTCATATCTGATACTATTGAACAAGCTACCCCTATAATAGCAGGGTCCCCCGTTAATAATAAAAAATCCTTAACTCTNTAATCTTTTAAACCTTTTCTTAATTTAAAAATTAAAGGACCTGGTGAAAAAATAATTTGAGAAAGTTCGGGCAAAAGAAATTTGAACGTTCCAAATTGCGCTGCTCCTAATATATTAATTTTAGGTCTGCCCTCTTTAGTTCCTGCAATTTCCTGAATAACGTAAACTTTAGGGGGTGTTTGTTTTATTTCACTGTAATCTATACTTTCTGACATCTTGACAAACAGTCTATCATATGATAAGCTGCTTGTCAAATAGAAAGAATTATGAATTATAAATTTAAGACGAAGCCTTATCAGCATCAGCTGACTGCGTTAGAAAAATCATGGAATAAGGAAACGTTTGCCTATTTCATGGAAATGGGAACGGGTAAAACTAAAGTTCTTATTGATAATATGGCTATGCTGTATGATAAAGGAAAAATTGATGGTACTTTAATTGTTGCTCCTAAAGGTGTCATTAGTACGTGGTACGCACAAGAGCTTCCTGCTCATATGCCTAAACATATAGAACACACCTCTGTATTATGGCAGGCCAATATTAATCAAAAACAACAAACTAAACTTGATACTCTATTTGAGCTTGGAGAAGAACTTCATATTTTTATTATGAATGTAGAAGCTTTAAGTACTGAAAAAGGAAGAAAGTTTGCAGCGAAATTTTTAAGGTCTCATAAATCGATGATGGTTATTGATGAAAGTACGACGATTAAAAATCCTAAAGCCAAAAGAACTAAAAATATTAT